ACCACCACCTCAACAACCACCTCAACAACCACCTCAACAACCACCTCAACAACCACCTCAACAACCACCTCAACAACCATCACCTTCACCTCTACAACAACCATCACCATCACCTCCACAACAATCCCCTCCTCCTCAACAACCACCTCCTCCTCCTCAACAACCCCCTCCTCCTCAACAACCACCAACAACGCCTGACCCAGATATACCTGATGACATGACTGAAACTTTCGAAGAATATCAAAAACTTATCGATGAAAATAAAGAACTAGAGAAAAAAATATTAGATTTGACTAAAAAAATGGGTTACTATGATAATATAATAAATAAATTAGGAAAGAAAAAGAAAGAAAATTTATCTGTTGAAGATTTAGCTAAATTAAAACATGCTCAAAAAGAAAAAAATAAATTACAAAAACAAATTACTTCGTTAAATAATAGACAAAAAGAAATAAAAAATAAAATTTTAAATAATAAATTTGGAAAGCCTGAAATACCAAAAGATAAGAAATCTGAAGAAATTCCAAAAACAAATGTTACAGATATGTTATCAAAGAAACAAGAAATACAAGCTATAATATCTCAAATACAAATATTACAAAAAGAAATTCTCTCTGAGCAAGAAAAAATAGAGTCAAATATAAAAAATGTTAATAAAGATTTAAAAGGAGAATTAAAACAATTATTAAATAAATTAAAAGGTGAATATCAAAATTTAGAAAAATTAGCTTCACCAACGCAAGGATTAGGTAGAGATGCTCAATACTATATGACATTTGGTAAAGGAAATAATGGCAGCACGCGTTTATTAGATGTTCAAGGACCAATTGGGATAAATGCTAATGAATTACTTTCATTATTAAATAGTAGTTCATCATCATAAAAAAAATATTTGTATATATTAATGAGATTTCTTAGTGTAGCATTTATTATATTATTATTAATAGTTATAATAAATTTAGTAAATAAAAAATCATGTGAAGGATTTGATAATAGTGAAAACTACGAATCATGTATTAGTAAAGGATTTTCTAAAGAATTTTGTTTACAAAAACCATCCGCTATGTTTTTTCCAGGAACATGTAGATGTAATAATGGCTCAATAGGTTATTATTTACCAGGATTTGGTGGAAAATGTATATGTGGCTATTACAATTAATCAGAGTGTCTCATATAATTCATATTTGTATTGTAATTATTTACATAGAGAGTATTTTCTATGTGATTAATGATGTTCTCATTATAATTTCTATTAATATATTCATTATGAATATTATTATTAATGTTGTTTATATAATTATTGATATTGTTGTAATTATTGTAATTATTGTAATAGTAGTTTATATTTTCTCCTGTATTACCCGTTGGTGTTGTAGGGCGTTCCATTATTCCAATTGGATTACATGTTCTACACATAGGACAGTTGTTATTAGTTTCACACCATTTATGAATACAACTACTATGAAATATATGCCCACAGCTTGTAGTTTCTTCTTGACAAACAATTTCTTCCATACAAATACAACATTCTGGAATTTCTACAGCAACACATGTTTCTTGTCTCTCTGGTTCTTGTTTTATATTTTCTAATTCTATACCTAACTCTTTTACCAATAAATCATATATCTCGTTTTTTTCATCTTCATTTAATTCACTAGTATTTATGATACCATGTAGATTTTTAACAGTATTTGAACGACGAAGCATTTGAACAGGTTGTCTGCGTGTAGTAGTCATTTTGAAAAATTGATAAAGAAAATCTTTTCTTTTATTTTTAATTCTAATTAAAAAGTATTTCAATTTTAATTAATTAATTTATTTTTTTGCTTTTCCAGTAGAGAAACCAAAATTATTCACTAGATATAGCATAATAATAATTGTCGTATTTTACTTCGTTTTTTATACTTCTACTCATTTTAGATGCTGAAATATTTTCTTCTAACGCTGCTTTTGCTATTGAATCCCACATATTTAAAATAGATTTTGTTTCTAAATCCAGTTTACATACTTTTTTACCACTATTAGCTTTACTAATTCTTATATTTGTATCATTATTTAAACCAATACCATAATATCCTTCATATGTAAAATTATCATTATGTAAATGAACTGTTCCTTTTAATACATATTCACAATTATTAAGATACGTTTTTAATTCTTTTACTTCGTTATTATTTATTTCTATATTAAGTTTATTTTTGTAATTTTTATATTCTTCTAATAATTTTGAATTAGCTGCTCTATAATTTGGAGAGAAAGAGCAATTTTCAAATAAAAAATTCTCTGTTATATTATTTATTTCTTTCTTTTTATAATTAATGGTTTTTATAGTTACACCTTTAAATCCATGAACGCATTGATTTTTTTGCTGATTTTGTAATCTACATGCTAAAAATCGCGTTCTTAAATATTTATTAAATTCTTCAAATAATACTTTTTTTGGTTTCTCTCCATTCCAAATTCTAAATTGTCCAATTATGTCTCCAGAATCCACTTCAACATCATTTCTTACAATACAACAATCGTCAATAAATTTATTAAATTTTTTATTTATCTCATTATCTTCAATTAGTGAGTTATTATAAACAACATTTTTTTCTATATTTTCACCAGTTTCTTCTTTTAATAATTTAATAGAATTTTCTAATTTTTCAATTAATTCTCTCTTGTCATTTAACTCTAATTCATAATTTTTTATTTTTTCTTCTGAAATCGTTAGTGTATTAAACAACTCTTCATTTTCTTTTTTTAAATTTGAATTTTCTTCTAGTATTTTATTGAAATTTTCAATACTATATGTCTTTTCAGAAATAATATCTTTAATATATTTTGAAAGGCGATTAATAGTAAAATATGTTTCATCATATGCTAATAATTCGTTCTTATTTTTCCCATTTATTTCAATAGTTCGCATATGATTTTTTATTTTTGAATATGCTTTTATTGTATTTTCTATTTCTTGTCTATTATGAACCTTAAAAACATCACGAAGAATAAAGTTGTTATATGTTTTATGATGGTCCTGAACTCTTAATGGAAGGTTATTACTATGTCCAAATTTAATTAATTTTTCTCCTTTTTCATTAGTATTATCAATAGTTCCAAAATAAATACACTCTGTATTTACTGGAAATTGAGAAATTAATGTTTTTTCAATTGTTTTGTATTTATCTTGATTCGCATTTTTTAATAAGTTGTCTTTTATTAATAATTTATTTTTCATTTCTGTTGCTTCCTCTTCTAATACTTCTTGGATTAATTCTTCTAACTTGATATAATATTCGTGGATTTCATCTGCTTTTTTTGTTTGAGCTTTTAAGCATAGCGATTTAAATGTTTTAATGTTTAAATAATATTTTTGAATATTGTGACCTCCACTGCCTTTATTTTTATTATTATTTTCATTTATATTTTTTGCTTTACAATTAGGTAAAGCAAAATTATCATGATTATTAATTTCAATATTTTTTTGCTTGATGCTAGTATCAAGCGAAATATTATAATCTTTTTCATTTACATTTTTTGCTTCTCCTAGATGAGAAGCAAAATGTTTATAATCTTTATCTAATATGAAATTTTTTTCTAACACTCTTATACTAGTCATTTTTTGAGAAAATCCTAACCATTTCCATATGTTATCTAAATCTATAATATAATCTTCTGTTTTATGATAATTTAAATAACTATAAAAACTTGTTATAAATATTTGCTGTTCATTATCTGAAAAGTTTTTTTTTACTTTTTCTAAAAATTTATTATTATGAGTATCGGTCAATTTTGTAATGGGGTTCTTAGTAATCAAATCAACAATATCTAAATTAGACATTATTTATATTATTATTTATACCCTTTTCTTTAAGTTTTATTTGTTTTTATATTTGAAAGCAAATTTATAAAAACAAATTAATTATTGAAAGAATATAAAAGAAAAATAGATAGTTATTATATAAATAGTATTACCATTTATTCTTTTTTACATTAATTTTGGGACCTTTACGCTTATTATTTGATGCTGAATTTGGGTCATACATTTCATCTTCATCATCTGAGCCAAGATTCTTAGACATTTCCCAGAATTCTTTGGAACCTAACTTGAAATCCTTGTGTGGTTCCGCCTTATACCAGAAAATTTGGTCTTGCAATTTATTGGATTTAACATTGTTATTGATTACCAAGCACTCGTAATTTTCTGTGCATTGGTCCATGACTTGACAAAATGCCTCGAATGTTGGAAACATGCCAGCATAATTTTCATAAATACGCTTTCGATTTGCTATGTATGGTTCTCTTAAAATAAAGACATAATCAATGTTAGTTCTGAGCGTTGGTGGGATGCCCAAAGGATATTGCATGGTAATCACTAGCATTATCTTCCAATGGCGTCCATTCATGAAGAGAAGACGCATCATCTTATCACGAGACCATGTATTATCATAAAGACAATCATCTAAAATAACAAATGCGCGTGGGTCAATCGAAGTTTTTCTATAATTTTCCAAATCTTGTTTTACTCTTTTAAGAACTGTTTTTTGACGTTTTAATATATTTTCAATAATAACTGTATTATATTCTTCATGAATAAATAATTTGGGAACATGACTACCATAGAAACCGTTACCAGCTTCAGTACCAGATATTACAGTTCCAATAGGAATATCTTGATGATAATAAAGTAAATCTCTAACTAAATAACTCTTTCCAGTATCACGACGACCAATTAATACAATTACAGGTCCCTTATTTTCATCTGGTTTAAAAGTAATTTTTTTCATATCAAATTTCTTTAATTCTAAACTCATAATAATTTATTATATATTATTGTTTTTATATCAACGAAAAACATAAAAATAAAATTTATTAATAAATTAATTAAGATAAAATTTTTAATTTAAAAAATATTTAATAATTATTGATTAATGAATCTAAACTACAAAAAAAATAATAATGAGATTCTTTTTAGCAATTTCAGAAATAAAGATTTACTCAATGTAGATGATCCACAAAATTATATTCCTTTATATGAAAATTTCTTTTCATTGAATGAAAATAATTTTAACTCAATTAATTTGAATAACAAAAAACGTATTACAGAAATAACTGAAAAAGTATCAGAAAATAAATATAAAATAAAATATGAAGATACTGAAACAAATAATATCCATGAAACTGAATTATTTTTCAAACTGAGTCCTTTATTAGATCCTATTAAATTTTTAGCTGGTAAATATGATGTTAACGATGAAAATATATATAAATTACCAAAATTAATTGATAATAGTGTTTTAGAAAAAATAAGAGATAATAATAATTGTTCATATGTTGATGGATTTTTCTCATATTTATCTTCACAATTATATAATAATTATGGATTTTTACACGGTATAGACTTCTATGGATCTTTTCTTGGAATTAAAAATAATTACATAATTGATATTTGCGATGATATGGAATTTTTAGAAGATAAAGACTTTTTTTATAAAAATATTAATAATTTTTTCCATTTTTTAAATCCTGATTATGAAAGTATAATAAATAATAATTCTCGAGATAACAAAAAAAGATTAGAGTTTGATGATGATGAAACTGATTTAATGAATATTGAAGAACTGAACAATGAAAAACCTTTATATGATGATTTAGAAAAAGACTTTTCAAGTATTAATATGAATGAAATTGATGTCGATATGAATGATGAAAAAAATGATAAAACTATTAATATTGATAACAGTATAGATATATCCGATAATACTGATACAATTGATGATATAGTTGATAATATATTAGAATCAAACAATGAAGATAATGTAAGTCAACAAAAGGAATTAATATTTGAAACATTATCATTGAAAGATCGTGAAAGTAGTAAAAGTAAATCTAATTCTTCATCTTCTTCGTCATGTTCTTCTCGTTCATCTATTACAAATGAAGAATCAGAAAGCAATGAAGATGATGAAGAAGAAGAAAGTTCTGAATCTTCTTCCAGTGAAATGGAAGATGTTTTTGTTTCAATAGATAAATTTCCAATTCAAATTATAGCATTAGAACAATGTAAAAATACACTAGATTATTTATTAGTTGAAGATATTGTTAATGAAGAAGAATTAGGATGTATTGTTATACAAATTCTAATGATTCTTATAACATATCAAAAACTTTTTGATTTTACACATAATGATTTACATACAAATAACATTATGTATATTGAAACTGAAAAGAAATATTTATATTACAAATATAATGATAAACATTACAAAGTTAAAACTTTCGGTAAAATTTTCAAAATTATTGATTTTGGTAGAGCAATATACAAATACAAAAATCATTTAATGTGTAGTGATAGCTTTCATAAAGATGGTGATGCTGCTACACAATATAACTTTGAACCTTATTATGATAATGAAAAGCCAATTATTCAACCAAATCCAAGTTTTGATTTATGTAGATTAGGATGTTCTATGTTAGATTATATTTATGAATTATATGATGATATTGATAAAATTAAATCTCCAATACATAAAATTATAATTAATTGGTGTAAAGATGACAAAGGTAGAAATGTCTTATATAAAAATGATGGTGAAGAGAGATATCCAGATTTTAAATTATATAAAATGATTGCTAGAAAAGTTCATATGCATATTCCTTCTCAAGAATTAAAAAATAAATATTTTGATACATTTGTTGTTGGTAAAAAGGAAATAAATAAGAGTGCTAAAATATTTAATATTGATACATTAGAAATTTAAGATTTATAATTTTACAATAATTTTATTTTGAATAATCTTTATCCAAATATACATTATCACATAACTTTTTTATTATTTTCTCTCTTCCATCTTCTACTGATTTCCCACATTCACTCATTAACTTTGCAAATTCTTCTTGTTCATTTGGATTATTCATATAATTAGGATGTTTTTCTAACCATACATTTAAGTTTTTTAATTGTTTTGATTCTACTTTCTTCAATGCTTTATTTATATATTCTTTATTATTATCTTTTTGCCATATATTATTTTTTACATATAATGTTTCTCGTTTCTTATCTGTACAATGGATAGGTCTTTCATATAATGATAGTTTATTCATGTTTTCTATTATTATATTACTTATACCATTTATTTGACCCTTTTCTTTAGTTGTTAATAAGTTTTTCATAGACACTTCGATCTTATCTATAAATTCATCCATTGATAAAGCATCCTTACATTTTTCATTTAAAAATACATTAATATTAAATTTATTTTTATTATTACTGTTAATAGTATTTATATTGTTACCAACTTTCGGAATTAATTCACTTATTTGTTCTTGCTGTTTTATTAATATATTACGCATTTCTTTATTCTCATTAATTAATTGTAAAAACATTGTTTCATAATCTATTTCCTCTTTTTTATTATTACATTTTTTTTTATGATTATATAATCCTTGTCTACTGTTATATTTTTTACCACATACACAATTATATTCTTTAATCAACTCGTTTTTTTTCGAGATTTTATGTAAAGAATCGTCAACAATTAATGTTTTTTTATGTTTTGATGTCAATAAATGTCGTTCATAATCTGTTTTTTTATTAGTATTAAAGTTACATTTTATACAACAAAATTTATTTTCGTTTTTTTCGTTTTTTTTGTCAACATATGTCAATAAATTATTGACATAAAAAACTCCTAAATCTTTTTTAAAAAATA